TATGCAATGACAACATACATTAACATCAATGGAGATGTCAGAGATGCATCTTCTCTAACAGTGCCTTCTGACAGAACGTTTCGAGGTGCTTGGCAATTCAACGGTGACGCTGTTGAAGTAGATATGACTAAGGCGAGAGAGATACATAAAGACAACCTCAGGGCAGAACGTGCGCCAAGATTAGAAGCTTTGGACGTAGACTACATGAAAGCGTTGGAAGCTGGTAGCGGTGCAGATGCTATAGCTGCTCAAAAGAAAACGCTGAGAGACATCACAGCAGATTCCAAGATAGCAGACGCATCAACTCCAGACGCATTGAAAGCGTTGGATCTAGCCACTCTATTAGGAGAGTAATCGAATGAGCAAGGCACGAGAACTAGCTGAACTAGGTGCGGTTTACGATAGCGGTGCCTTGTCGAACCGTAATTTTATAATTAATGGTGAAATGCAATGTTGGCAAAGAGCCACCGCAGCAACTGCGGCTAATAATTCTTACAACACTGTAGACCGTTTTAGACCTTATGGAAGTGGTGGAGCATATACAACAGAACAGTCTACGGATAATCCTAATGGAACTGGAAATGGTTTTTCTTTAAAGTGTCAGGTAACTACGGCTGATACAAGTATAGCGGCTGGAGAATACGCTTTTATAAATCACGAAATTGAAGCACAAAACCTACAACATCTTCAATACGGAACATCTAGTGCAAAAAATGTAACATTATCATTTTGGGTAAAGTCAAATAAAACAGGCACTTATACTGTTGGTGTATTTAAACATGCTAATGGTGCTACTGCGTATATGTACAGAAAAGAGTATACAATTGATGTAGCAGATACATGGGAAAAGAAAGAATTTACAATAAGTCCTACTGCTGGAAGCACAACTTTTATGACTAGCTCTGGAGGAGCTATTGCAAATAACAATGGCAATGGTTTTGGCGTTAGTTTTAATTTAATGTTGGGTTCAAATTTTCATGGAACTAATGACGCTTGGGCAGCAGATGCAAAGTATGGAACATCTAATCAGGTAAACTGGATGGATAGTACCTCTAATAATTTTTATATTACACAAATCCAGATGGAAGTTGGCGAATCAGCCACGCCCTTTGAGCATCGGCCATTTGGTGATGAGTTGGCTAGGTGTCAGAGGTATTTTTGTAAAATAGAAAACAATACAGGTTCAGGACAATATTTTAGTATGTTGCAAGCCTATGGCACTAATGTATTCGGTGTTCTAGCAGATTATCCTGTAAATATGAGAACTACGCCTACTGCTGCACAAAGTGGAACTTTTGGTGCATATATTGCATCTTCTGCTGACGCAGGGATGTCTACAACCATAGGTGCTTTAGTACCAACATCAAGGTCATGGACGTCACAAGGTTGGGGAACTAGTTCAAGTTTGGTTGCAGGGTATGCTTCTGTAGTTTTCTGGAATAATGGTGCATTTCTAACAGCCGATGCGGAGTTATAAATATGAACATAGAGTCAGCACAATATATTGAAGATATAGATGGAACTAACATTGCTGTTTCTGTTGTCATAGACGGAGAAACACTATCTGTTCCATTAAATGTAGAAGACAACCGACATTGGGTAGCTCTACAAGAATGGGTAGCAGATGGAAACACAATACAGGAGGCTGATTAATGCCATATATAGGTAATCAACCGGGAACGGGTGTAAGAAACCGTTTTATCTATACAGCGACGGCCTCCCAGACCACGTTCTCAGGGGCAGATGACAACGGTAAGACGCTGAAGTACGCAGACTCAGATTTCGTTGACGTATATCTAAATGGTATATGTCTCGTGCCAGTAACAGACTATACCTCAACATCAAAGACCAGTATCGTATTGACCCAAGCTGCTTCGTTAAATGACACTTTAGAAGTGGTTGCGTATGACATAGCGACAATCTCGGACACCGTTTCAAAGGCTGATGGTGGGACGTTTGAAGCTAACGTAACCTTTGCAGAC